ATAAAGGAAGGATTAGTTCCTAAGCACTAATATAAGACCTAACTTTCTTCATATCGACTTCTGGCAAAGCAGAAATCATTTCGGAGATAGCAGAAACATCACCACCGTTAAGAGCAGTAATGCCTTGATCTTTAAGGAACTTAATTGCGTTTGCAAGGTCAGATGCTTTCACATCATCGCGATTTAACTGATCAATAAGTTTGGTGGCTACTAGACGGTGAAGAGAATAAAGATCACCTTCTGAAGCCAGACCTTCAGTCTTATTTAGAGACTTTTTTGGAGCGGCTGCCATAAAGAACTCGGAATAGTTTCACTCCCAATTGTATGAGACTGTTTTCTTTCAAACGAGAAACAGCAATAAGTTCAGAAGCAGCAAAAGCACTCAGCCAAAGAGCTGCTTGCACTGAAGGATCAGAGAAGTCCATAGGAATAATTAGGACGGTTTCTTGATCAAGATAGCCCAACCCGACCCAGGACCTTCAACAAGCCACCTTTTATTCCAGTTCTTTTGGCTATAAGCCACGCCTTTACCCTTCGTGTGGTTGACATATCCTCCACGGACCATATCGGCCTCACCATTAGGGTCGTGATGTATCCAAGCACCTTCTGTGTAGCCAATGACCACACTGTAATGCCCAGAGCCGCTAGGAGCCCCTACAAGGCCCTTGTGGAGCCATCCGACTACTACAGGCCTACCAGCGTCTATCTCGCCTCTGAGGAGCTCTGGGGTGCCGTTCTGAATGAATTTAGGATCTAGTCCAAGGTATTTGAGGGCCTTGAGTTGAGCATCGGCGCTTGTAGAGTCCCCATAACGTGCCCTGAGCTTGTTATACGCATCGTCACCTTTAATCTTGCCGTAGTAGCTAGCCACCATGGCACAACTAGAGCTGAAACACTCCCGATACCCAGTGGGTCCATTGTCTAGTTGGTACTCGTAAGGTACCTTTAGCAACTTTCCCGCTTGTTGTACCTCCTGCTTTGGCCGTTGACGTTGAACAAGTGTTATCAACTTTGCGGCATAAACAGGATCTGTTGCATATCCTTGTTTTGTTAGTTGTTGAGCTGCTTCTAACGTCGTTTTTGCGTTATTAATTCCGCTGTATTGTTTGTAATCTTTGTACCACCGGGTAACAAGGTATTCAACACACTCTTTGAGAGAGCCAAAATTAAGAAACCCGTCCCGAACAGAAATAGGTACTCCATTTACATACTCCGTGGTGTTGACGGAAGAACCTTTACCTTTTAAACCAAAGTAATTGTGAGTGCCTGATGTGGATCGACCCCAGTTACTTTCAAGAGCCCACTGAGCAGCTACTAGCTCTGGAAACTTTGCTCCAGCTTCACGAGCAAGTTCTACTACACCGTCCCACGAGCCGTTACTGGGAATTGTGTTCTTTGGGCCTGATCGCCACAAATCAGAAAATTTTGCCAAGATTCCAGGAGGCGTATTGTCCTCTAGGAAATCCAAAGCAAAGTTTTGATGTTCTTGATCGCTGTAGTACTTAGCTACATCACGAAGAGAGATGTCGGCCATTGAGAAGAATCCGGTCGAGTTTCTCGTCGATGTGCTGAATCCGCTGGTCAATGCGGTCCATCATCGGCATGAGCTCGTCCTTTCTAACAAACTCTTTGTGAACCGTCATCTCTACTTGGTCAATACGACGGTCAAGTTCTGAATGCCGCTTATGTGACCAAGCAAAGGTACCACCAGCAAGACTAGCGATACCAAGGATTGTGGACAGGAGAAAGGAAGGATCCATTAGGCCATACCGCTAAAACCTTTTTTCATTTTGTAAGCCAACCGAACAGCCTTTACATCAATAGAACCAGGACGATATTGATGTCCAGAAGGAAGCGGTTTGGTTTCTTGGATGGAAGGAAGGCTGGGACCACTGCCACTAGGCTTTTGACCTTCACGTTTAATTTCAAATGACGGCATGATTATTTACCTTTAGGTACACAATTAGGAACAGTTTTGGCACCTTTCTTTTTGGTACCAACCATTTCGTAGCCTTTCCAGCAGGGTCCTTTAGCCATCAATTTTCTCCTTTAACTTTTGTGTTGTATTTACGACCACGCCAAGAAAAGTCCTGACGACCAGACTGACGAGCAGCAGCAAAAGCATCATCAAACGAACCTTTATCTGCTTTCATTTGCTGATTACGAAGTTCCATTTGCCGTTTACCTTTGGCTTCGTTGTAATACTCCTGCTTCATTTGAGGAGTCAACCCAGGAGCCTTTGCAGCACCTGCCTGAAGCCCCTCATAAGCAGCAGCAAGGTGGGGAACAATCATCGACAGGCGGGACAACGCTCCACCAATCCCAGAAGCCCCTGCAGCGGTTCTAGCGGCCCCTGAGGTAGTCACAGTGCCAGGCATATTGGCCCGAGGCAACCGAGCCGTTTGCATAGGCCGTTCGTTACCTTTAGGAGTCGGAAGATTACGACCTCGTTGAGTGGCTCCTTGACCTTCAGGAGCATAGCGACCCGCATTGCTACGAGTCTGTCCGCCGCGTTTGATTGGCATGGGTTTACTTGGTTTTATAACCTTTTTTCATCTTGCCACCCTTTTGGATCTGTGGCTTACCTGCAGCTTTGGTTTCTTTAGACCAACGCTTAGCAATTTCAGGATGCTGAGAATACATATAACGCATTTGTTTTTCGGAACTAAACGGCATGAGGTTAAAACAAATTCTTTAAAAATGTTACTAACAAAAACAGCCCAGGTTACTAACCCAGGCTGCAAATAGAATTAAAGGTTTTTAAAGGTTTTACTTACCCTGACCTCGATAAGCCTTTTGACCCTTCTTAGGTTTGCTATTTTTGCTAGACCCTTGCATCGTTTGCTTGGGTTTAGAAGGAAGGCGGACTGGTTTACCGCTCAGGGTTTTCTTGGTTACCACGGAACCCCAGAGGCTTTAGTGGGGGCTTGCTGCTCATCCAGTTGAGTTTGAAGGGCAGCTTCAATTTCAGCTACCTTTTCTTCGGTCAGCTTTTCTTTGACCCAACCCACAACAATTTCAGAGGTGAGTTCGCTGAACGGAATCATTTCCCCTTCAGGCCGCTCAAGACCCATAGAGCCATACGCACCGGCGCTGTAAACCTCGTTAGAGGCATTTACGGTGTAATGAGCAGTAAACACATAACCATCAGCGGTTTCGCGTTCCAGGTTGGCGATAGCCCAAGTAAAAATGGTAGACATTGGTTTGAAACGTTTCTGAACTAGTTTAAGGGGTTTGGTAAAAGCGTTTTGTTTAGTTTTAAGGACATCATCGGATTTTGTCCGATTTTCTCGCTGTTTTTGAGCAAGTAGTGAAGGTGACTTCAACGCCTAGTTCCGGTATATCCGCACTCGGGGCAATGAATAGCCCACTGCGGCGGATGACTGGTCAGGCAGATCGAAGGATTGGAATCCATCAGCTCAGAACCGCAGTCCGGGCAGGCAATGCCGTTCTTGACGGGTCCGGTGGTGAAGGTCCACAACTGCCGGTTGTGATCTTCTAAGGATGTCAGGGCCATAAGTGGGAATGACTACTGGGTTTCAAGCTCAGCGGCGATGGCGAGAATGTTTTTCTCAGTGATACCAAAATACTTAAGTTCTTGTACAACAGCCCGCAGGGCGGCGGCAATTGCAGGCAGGTAGTGCCAGTCATCCGGCTTACCACTGGCAGCACGATTGAACTCCCAGAACACCTGTCGCGCGGCGGGGGAGAGGTCAGTCATCGAGTTGCTCCAGTGCGCGGCGGATGATGTCGAAGTCGTCGCTGTTGTGTGGGTTCCAGTTGCGGTGCATGGCTTCTAACGCCTGCTCCTTCAAGCTCGGCGGCTTGGGGCGGCGGGCGGAGTACAGAAAATCCCGTGCGTTTTTATCGGACAGCTCTAGCAGCTTTACGCACGCCTCCAGCTCCTGGTCGGCGCCCCATTGGGCGGCGTGGTGGGCAATAAAAAACTCGTATGCCCAGTTCTCGTCGTTGCTTTGAACAGGGCTAGCAGTTGCCCACTGCTTCACCAGCTCCGGCGGTGGGGTGACGTCAGTCATTGAGCAGTCCTCCGTCAACGAGACCGTCGCACCACTCCTTAAACGGTGCTTCGATCTGAGCCATGGTCTTGTTGTCGATGATCTCGGGCTTGCGGATCATGGCAATCGCAAGGCCAAGGGCGTCGCCAAGGCGGTTCTCAAGGCTGTCCAAGGGCACGAACTTGTAATCAGTCATCGCTCGACCTCCCGCTCCAGCATGGTTGCCGCAATCAGGTCGCCGTCCTGCTGCTCGCGCATCCACTTCGCCACCTCGCGGATCGCGGCGCGGGCCATGGAACCTTGTTCCTTGATGCTTTCCATTAGAGCGCCTTCGACCCGTTCTACCAGCGAACTCCCAATTTGGGGGGAATTAGGAGATGGCTTGGAGCTAGGTCGTAGCAATGCGTTCAACTCCTCCTGTTGTTTTGCTGTAAGTTTTAGCGGTTTACTGATTTCGTAAACCTTTGAGGCTTGGCGTTCAGCAGCTTCCAACGACTCGACTCGGCTTGTCAAGGCCAAAATGTTGGCGCTGGTTTCGACGATGTGCTTTTGAGCTACAGCCTCCAGCAACTGGACCCTGTCGCGAAGTTCGAGGAGGCAATCCGCAGTAGCCCACGGGACTTGGTGTTTCATACCGGCGCAAATGTGTACATGCTCCCACTGTTCGGGCGTTGCTTTGTAATCAGTCATTGGGCAGTGCCTTTAATGCTTTGCGGATGGTGTCGTAAGTGGAATCATTGATTTG